TACTATGTAGACGCAGATCCCATTTTCCGCGGGATCATCAATGGCGTGTATGTGCCCTTCTCCCTGTCGGATGATTTTCGGCTGGTGGGCGCGAACGAACAGACGAAGGCCAAGTATCTGGAATACTATGACCGCATTCACCTGAAGGATCGGATGCGAAGTATTTTCTATCAATATTTCAAGTACGGCAACGTCTACTGCTATCTCATGGAGGATGGCAATATCATCACGCTTCCGGTGCATCTGGTGCGCATCGCCAACGTCATGATCGGCGGCGAACCCGTGTTGGAGTTCAACTGTAAGAGCGTCCGGGACGATATGCGTCAGCAGGGCGTGAAAGCGCAGAAGGATTTTCTGGAGGATGAAGACCTGAAGGTGCGTCTGGAGGGCTTCCCCAAGGAGGTATCGGACGCTATCAACAAGGGCAGCGACTGGGTGCAGATGAATCCGGAGAACACCTTCGTGATGCAGGGGCTGAAGGAGGACTGGATACGCTATGCCGTGCCTATGGTGGCGACCTGTCTGGCTGCGTTCCGCCGCAAAGCGTAGATCGCGCAATACGAATCGGCGCTGTTGAATCTGGGTGCGCATTCCTTCGTTCATGTGGCTTACGGCGACAGCAAATCAGACGTCATGCCGGACATCACGCAGCTCAATGCAGTGAACAGCTTGTTCAAAAGAGCCATGACCGGCGCGGCGCTGGCAACCACCAACCATCTGTGCAAAGCGGAGGTCATTCAGCCTGATCTGAACGAAATGTTCTCGGACGACAAGTACAAGGACGTGAACGCGGAGATCCTGTCCGCGGGCGGTATTAGTGGAATCATCGTCAGCGGTCGCGCCGAGGACGGCAGCAATTTTGCTTCCGCGCAGGTATCGATGCAGACGGCCGCCATGCGCATCAAACAAGCGAGAGACGACTTCTGTGAACTCATGGATCGCGTCAACGAGCGGCTAAACGGCAAGCATGGCAGCATTACGCACAGCGCGCCGGGCAATATTCCGCAGTTCACCTTTCCCCCGGTGGACCTAGCCGGCAGTCAGAAATTTCAGGAGGTCTGCCGGAGTCTATGGGAAAAGGGCGTCGTTTCCACGCGCACAATGCTGCAGATGCACGGCTATGATATGGATCAGGAGCTGGAGCGGAAGAAGCATGAACAGCCGGTGGAATCCCCTGTAGGTAAGTCCGATACACAGAAAGACACGGATGAACCCACCGGAAAGCAGGGTCGCCCCGAAATGGACGATACCGAGCGCAGCTCCGACCCAGTCAAGAGCATGAGCGGCAAGCAGCCTAAGCCCAGCAACCCGGAGGGCAGTCTGTGAGAAGGGAGCGAAAATGAACCGAGTACAATTTGAAGCCTCGCAGGTGATGATCTCCGAAGCGCAGTCCAACGACATTTACATGACGGTGCTGATGCGGATGTTCTCCACTCGACCCAACCGCAACGGCTACGCGGTCAGCGAGGCGTTCATGGACAACATTGTAGCCAACGCCGCAAAATATACCTGCCTTCCCTAGTGTGCGGACGCTCAGCGGCTTCGAAGCGGCGAAACCAGCAAGCTGACCCATATGCTGAATGACGGCGAATTTCAGAGCGAGCAGATCGGCTCGTTCTTTTCTTTTGCCAAGGCCAGCGACGAGTTTGGCGTCAGCCTGATCGGCGAGGCGCGGATTCCCAAGCGCAGCGTGCAGCTGTGTGAAACCATTCTGCGCATGTACGAAGCCGGCACGCTCTCTTTTTCCTTCGAGATCATGGCGAGCGTCATGTCGGAGCAGGGCGGCGTAATGGTCATCGACGCGGCGGAGGACAACGAACTGATCGGCATGGCGATTGTTTCCGTGCCGGCTTATCCAGAAGCGACGGCATTGCAGCTGGTCGCCGAAAGACAGGAGGATCATGAGATGGATGAAATGGTAAAAAAGCTGGCGGAGACGGAAGCCTGTCTGAAGCTGGCGGAAGAGAAAATGATGGACGACGAGGAAAAGCTCAGGCAGAAGGATGACGCGCTTGAAGAGACTACCGAAAAGCAGAAGCAGCAGGAAGCGGAGCTGGAAGCCGCGCAGGAAAAGATTGCGGAAAAGGATACCCGTATCGCCGAGCTGGAAGCACAGGTGTCTCAGCTGGAGCCTTTCAAGGCGGAAGCGGAAAAGCTGAAGGCCGAAAAGGAAGCCGCCGAGCTCGCCGCAAAGCAGCAGGAACTGACTGCCTTTGCCGAAGCGCAGGGGCTGGACGTGAAGGCAGAGAACGTGGCTTCGGCCATTGCGGAGCTGAACTACGCCGCGCTGATTGCCGAGGCGAACAAGGTCAGAAAGAACGACATCAAGCACACCGTCGCTGCCTATGCTCTGACTTCCGGGCTGGCGGTCAAGGGTGAATACGGCGATCTGCTTGAGAAAGCCTGACAGATTGGAGGAACAGATATGGCAGGATATGTGACGAAGCTCATGGGCCATGTATACGATGGCGAGAACCTCTCCGCCGAGGCGCTGACCAACGGCGTATTTGCGGAGATTACCATGGACGGCGTAAAGAAGGTGACCGTCGCCAAGGATACGAAGCTGCGCGTGGACGAGAAAACCGAGCTATGGGGACAGCCCGCGGTTGTGCTGAACGTGACCGGCGCGGGCAGCGACGACGTCTATTTCGTTGAAAATGAATGGGAAATCGACGAAAACGCCGAGTGGAACGAGGCGAACTACACGCTGCCCACCGGCAAGTATGTGCGCATGAAGCGCTTGCTGCCCGGCGAGCAGGTGATCATGACCGTGGATTCCACGCTGTATGCGGCGCTGGCAGTCGGCGATGCGGTACAGCCCGCCGCGGGCGGCACGATCGCCAAGGTGACGACCACGACCGGCGGCAGCGACTGACGAAGGAGGAAGACAGTATGATTGAAATCAGAAACGACAGCAAGCTGGTCAAGCTGATCGCGGCGCAGGCCAAAGGCGAGCGCGTGGATTCCGACCAGGCAGAGCACGCGGCGCGATAGATCGCCGATCTGGCGGCAGATCCCAATCCGCACAACAAGTATCAGATCGCCCAGCTCATCGGCTACACCGTGAACGAAATGGTAAAGCCCAGCACCAACTGGCTGACGCAGGTGGCGGATACCAAGTACGTCGGTTACGGCGAGAAGGCCGCTTTCAAGGTAAAGCAGGAAGGAATTCGTGCGTTTATTCAGGCCAAAGGTGCGACGCCTGCCCGCAGCAAGATCGCGCACAAGCAGGTGACGCTGGACACCATCGCGGTTTCCGCTCGTCCGGTCATCAACACCTACGAACTCAAGACCGGCCGCGTTCAGATGGCCGATCTCATTCGCGACGCCGCCAACGAAATGTCCCAGAAGGAGATTGAACACATCCAGACGGTGCTGCACACCGCAGCCGCCAACTGGTCTACGCCCTTCTACGGCGCTGGCAGCGGCATCGTAAAGACCGTGCTGAACCCCATGATTCAGCATTGGATGCGCACCGGCGCGGTATCGCTGCTGGGCGACATCGCCATCATCTCCAAGCTGGCCGAGCAGACCGGCTTCACCGCCAGCACGACCACCCAGCAGTATTCGCCGTCCATCATCGACGAGTATGTGCGCAGCGGCGTGATCGGCACATACTACGGCGCCAAGGTGGTCAACCTCGTGAACCCCTATCTGGCCGACAACGTTACGCCTCAGATCGACACGAAGAAGCTGTACATTCTGCCCACTGCCGCCGCTGCGGATATGCGTCCGCTGAAGGTGGTTTTCGAAGGCGATGTGCAGTCCGCCGAGTCCACGAATATCGACGATCTGGCGTATGAGGTGCGGCTGGATCAGTATTTTGGCGCAGGCATTGTGATTGGCAAAACTCCTTGCATGAGCGTGTACGCCGACAGCTCCAACTGATAAGGACATGACGTCAAGGGAGGCGGCACAGTGCCGCCTCCCCCGGAGGTGAGGGAAATTGGAAAAAACGAGGGTTTACAACCCGCGAAAATACGATATCGGGCTGCTGCTCCAGAACGGAAGCGAGCGCGTGATTCACGCCGGTTCCTTTGCGCTGCTGTCGCGGGACGACATTGAATATCTGATCAGCATTGCGCCGGCGCTGTTCGAAGGCGAGAAGCAGCTGCGTATCGAGAATCGCGCGCTGGCGGTACAGCTGGGCGTGATCGACAGCGAACAGGCAGAGGTGCTGGATGCAGAAACCATTCAGAAAAAGCTGGGACTGCGCGTCGGTCAGCTCAAGGCATGGCTGGACGGCATCTCCGAGCCGTAC